CTAGTTGAAAGCGATATGGACTTGTACCTTCCACCACAATGTTCCACTGATTTGTCTGACCCTAACTGCGACAAAGATTGCGGTAACTGTAAGTCTGCTCTAAACGAAAAGAACATCGTTTTCAAATTCCGTAAGAATTACTTCAGTGATGAGATGGTTCAGTCTGCTTACGAAGGTCTTCGTGACGCAGCTACTGAAACACAAAACCGTGGTACAGCTGCTGGTCCACGTGGTGAGAAATTGCAAGGTCGCGACTGGGTTACAGCGTATCAATGGGATATCATTGAAGCCTTCAAGAAGGGATCTGGTAACTTATTAGGCGAAGACCCAATTGAAGCTATCCAAACTAAATATGCCGAAGGTCGTGACCAAGCATCTAACCGTGCTCAAGTGTGGCTCCGTGATTCTGTTGCAGACGCTGCATTCCACTTTGATGACTGGGTTGAGACAACTCGTCGTAAACCTGCTGCTGAAGCATCAACTGACGCAGCTTGGGTTGAAGATAACCTAATCTCAAAGACAACTTATGCTAACCCTGTTAACTCAGGTATCGCTGGTTGGTACGATCGCTATCCACGTATCCCTTATGGTCGTGCTACTTCTTACACTGAGAAGCAATTCGATAAGTTCAAGAAGTCTTACCCATATCTCCAACACTTGGCAAAAGCGTTTGAGGAATTGTTACCATGGCGTTATGGTAACCAGAAAGCTGCAGCTGATAAAGTTGATCAACGCTTCTTGGTTCCAAATACTCCATTCAGTACAATTACTGTAAACCGTAACTTCAGAACTGCAGCCCACTATGACCCCGCAAACATGGATGATGGTTTCGCTAATATCTGCGTGTTTAGTAACTCTGATAATTATAGAGGTGCGTATCTTGTTTTCCCTGAAATTGGTTATGCTTGTAACATTCGTCCAGGTGATTTATTGTTCGTTAATAACATGGCTGGCTTACACGGCAATACTGAACTTATCTTAGACGACCCAACAGCTGAACGTATCTCTATCATTGCTTTCTTCCACGAAGGTATGTTGACACTTGGTTCTATGGAATACGAAAACGCTCGCCGTAAGTTCGTTGACCACTGCAAGAACGATGTGAACAACCCTCACTATCGTCCACGCTTCAACGGTGTTTACGCTGGTATGTGGGAATCTAAAGAATGGTACGACTTCTGTAAAGCTGAAGTTGGTGAAGCTGAAACTATGAAGATGCATCCAGAATCAAATGCTTCTTCACTTGATGAGTTCTTCGGTTAATGTGTGCTGTAATTGGAGCATTGATTAAGAGTCCTTCTAAGGAGGACTTTGAAGCCCTGAAGCGTGTGTTCATTGAATCTAAAATTCGAGGGATGCACGCTACTGGTATTTCATTCCTGCCAAATTGGACGGATGACATTGTAACCATCAAGGAAGCTATTCCAGCCGATGCGTTTGTTGAGAAGCATATGCATAGCGACAACTTCAAAGAGTTTGTCAATAAGGATGGAAACCTTTACTTGATTGGTCACTGCCGTTATTCTACATCTGATTTGGAATACAACCAACCTATCGGAAACGACTCGCACTCTATTGTTCACAACGGTGTTATCACCCAAGAACTACCTGAGCGCTGGCAAGAGCTGTATGGTTATAAGACAGTAACAAAGAATGATAGCGAGTTGGTACAACATTCCAACGACCCACTTGCTGAGTTTAGTAATATGTCTATGGCTGTTTGCGAACTAACTGCTTGCACCAAAGAGTTAACAGTTTACCGAAACGGCAAGCGTCCTTTATATTTGACTAATTTACCAAATGGCGTTATAATTACTTCTACTGCAGATATTCCAAAACGTGCAGGACTAACTGATACAGTAGAACTTGATATGGACACATACTTTAAATTTGATTCTGAATTGACTATGGTTATTGATCGAGTGATTACTGGTAATAAGGATCTACAACATGTACAACAAAGCTGATTTTACATACGGTATGGAAATAGAGTGGGGTGATGTTCCCCGCTCTTTTTCAATTCCAGAGAACTTAGGTTCATGGGAATACTCTGAGCGTGATATTATTAACCTCCGTGCACCACACGCATACGTTTGCGCCGATCCATTAGGCGTTGAACCTCCGTTCGGCGGCGAGATTAATACCAAACCAACACGCACTTGGCAAGAACAAGTTGATCGTTACTTTGAACTCAAAGAGTTATTCAATGAGCAAGGTCATGACCCAACTGTTGGTGTAACTGCTCATACTCATATTCACTGCCGTGTACCAAACCTTCGCGATGACATTGAAGGTCTTAAGAAGCTAACCAAATACATCAAAGAGAATCAAGCTGCTGCTATTGACCACGTGTATGGTTTCTTTGAGCACAACCAAATGAAGGGTGCCAAAGGTTCTAAGATGTATCTCAAGTTTGATGGTGGTCGCCCGATGCCTGATTACATGAGTGATAACATTATCAACCTAGCAACTGACTTTGACTCGTTCATTAAGATGCACGCTGCTGGTAAAGATGGCGTATCAATGGGTCGTCCATTCCGCTTCGCTATTAACATGTATGCGTTAAAGCATATTGATACAGTAGAGTTCCGTTTGTTCCGTGGTACACTTGACCGCACTGAACTTGAATCATGCTTCCGTTTCGTTCAGGATTTCCTAGAAGCAGCATTGAACGATGGACCAAACGTCAATGAACTAATCTCTGAGAACAATTATAAGTTCCCTCCAATGCAATGGGACTTGGCTCAGTTTATTGGTTGGGAGAAAACCAAGCACCCAGAAACTCGTGGCAAGAAAGAGAGAACCTACGTTGAAGTTGTCTAAGTGTTCACGTGATGAGTTTGTTAAAGCTATCTCCGATGATAAGGCTGACAAATTTGCTAAGACTTTCGTAGCCAAAGCAGATATGCAAGAACAGTGGGATGACTGTATCGGTGCCTTCAACGAAGAAGGTGAACTGATGGCTGCCATAATTACCACTATTTCTAAACGTAGACCGTTCGTTGCTAACCTTCAACTGCTTCATACCTTCGCTAAACACAGAGGTCAAGGAGCAGCCAAAGCATTATGTGTAGCATCTCTGCTTTATGTTAAGAGTAAACACGCAGTGTACTTTCGTGTATCGTCAGAACCTGAATCCGTTGGCTTCTATGAAAAGATTGGTTTCAAGTTCTGGGGTAAACAAAAGTCTGGGTGCCAGTTAAGTATTTTCAGGATTGATGGTACTACCTTCGCTGAGTGTGACTATGATTATACAGACCAGATGATCAATAATGCGATCCATAAAAAGGGTAAAGGTGGTTGTGTAGAGATATTCGATCTTGCAACTAACCAGAAACCCCTGACTCTAGAAGGCTTCTAAGGGTATTTACTTTTATTCAAGAATATAGTATAATATATCTATAACTTGAAAAGGATTTATTATGAGCAACGCTATTGAATCTCAAAACTGGGTATTGTACGGAATTACCCAAACCGAGACACATGAAAAGTACATTGGTGTACATCATGGTGATATTTTCGAGCACAACTATTACTCTTCTTCCCGTAACCCTCATCTGACTGAGGCTGTCAATAACGATAAGGTTGATCGTATTATTCTCGCCACTGGAACAAAGAGCGAGATGTACAACATGGAATACTTTTTCCTGAGCAAGTTCGACGCAGTCAACAACGACAAATTCTTCAACAAATCTAATGGAGGCGGACCAGGTGTTGTTCGCACATATCGCCCTAAGATCGCACTAGAAAAGAAGATAACGAAGTGGGTTGAGAAAAGCGTTTGGCCACAGAAGACTTCTAGTTCAGATTCCAAAGAACTCGTTAGTTTATGGTCGAAGGTTAAAGAATCTATCGACAGCTGGAAGACTGGTGGCACTAAAGAATATCCTGTTGAAGAAGTCTCAGTACATACGCTGTACATTATCGACCACAACCAAGCCCGTGCATTTAAGATTAACCAGAAGAAGTTGGTTGACCTGACAGAAGCATTTCGTAACCCAGGA